CCTTTGCAGAGAATACTATTGATCAAGGTGTAGTTCCTTTAGAAGAGCCTGAAGTAGTAGACGAAACATTTAGGCCAGAAAAATTTAAGTCAGATGAAGAATGGCGAAGAAGTTATGATGAGCTGGAAAGAAACTTTCATTCACCATCTGACCAAGTACAAGAAGAACAAGAAGAACTAAGTATTCCTCAAGCTACTGATGCTCCTTTTGATATGGAAGCATTACAGAAAGAGTACATGGAAACTGGTGGTTTAAAGGATGCTAGTTATAAACTTTTAGAAGACGCTGGAATCAGCAAACAATATGCTGATACTTACATTGAAGGAGTAAAAGCTTTGGGTCAACAGATAGGTAATCAGGTAAAGGATTCTGTAGGTGGCTCTGGTGACTATCAGAACATGGTGGAATGGGCGCAAGCTAATTATTCTCCTGAACAAATCCAAGCTTATGATAATGCTGTTAATAGTGGTGATGTTCAACTGGCAATGCTGACTGCCAGAGGACTCCAAGCTGACTATCAGAATTCTTCAGGATATGAAGGACAAACTGTAAGCGGAGACACTTCTCTGAGGATGAGTGACAGCTCCGATGTCTTTCGTAGTAATGCTCAGGTAACTGAAGCTATGAAAGATCCTAGATATGAAACTGACATGGCTTATCGCCAAGATGTCAGGGATAAACTTGAGAGATCTGAAGTCTTTTCTTTAGGTCAGACTTAAGATAGAGTAAAAGCACAACGAGCTATAGAGTAATTAAACAAGTAGACAAAGACCTGCTGAGGTGGATAATCTTTAGTTGAAAGTTGGTGAAGAAGTATAGCAATTTTTGTTACAAATACTTTTTATTAACTTAATTAAAGGAGAGACTTGCTATGGGTACAACGCTAACTACTGCACCCGTCCAAGTAATGTCTCGCTCTGGTCAAAAAAATAGTGCTGGTGATTCCAGTGCTATGTTTCTTAAGGTCTATGCTGGTGAAGTATTGACCGCTTTTGAGCAAGCTAGTGTTACGATGGACAAGCACGTTATCCGTTCTATCAGTTCAGGTATTTCAGCTCAGTTCCCACTTGTGTGGAAAACCGCTTCAGTTGAATACGCCTATGTTAACAGCTCAGGTAGTACTGCTACTACGGCTGTTGAACTTGATGGTACGGCAATCAATAAGAATGAGAAGGTCATTCCTATTGACGGTCTGTTGCTTGCAGATCACTTTGTCAACAACCTTGACGAAGCTATGAATCATTATGATGTACGTTCTATTTATGCTAAAGAGGCTGGTATTATACTTGGTACTCAATGGGATAAGAATGTACTTCAAGAAGGTGTGTTAGGCGCACGTTCCTCTACGCTCGTTACGAGTGGTAACGGTGGAGCTGTACTTACTAATGCCTCTTATGGAACTTCCGGTTCTACTTTGGGTGGTGGCTTGTTTGATGCTGCTGAAGAACTAGATGAAAAGAATGTTCCTGAAAATGACAGATATATGTATGTACGTCCTGCCCAGTATTACTTAATGGCAGAAACTACCAACCTGATCAACCGTGATTGGGGTGGAAGAGGAGTATATGCAGAAGGCGAAGTTATGAAGATCGCTGGTATTCATCTTGTGAAAACTAACAATCTTCCTATTACTACTATCAGTGATTCTACTGGAGTCACAACTCACGAAGCTAACTTCTCTACGACTAAGGCATTAGTTATGCACAAGTCAGCAGTAGCTACCGTTAAGTTGTTGAACTTGGCAGTTGAAACTGAATACGACATTAGGCTTCAAGGTTGGTGGATTGTGGCTAAGTACGCTATGGGTCATAGTTTCATTCGTCCTGAGTGTTGTGTTGAACTTAAAACCTCTTAAGCGAAAGGAGAATAACTATGGCTGATATTGCTGATGTTGGAAGTTATCTTCCTGTCGCTGCAAATGCTGTTACTAATACTTCATTACACTATGTAACAGGAGATAATGCTTCAGTAGGTACTGCTTACGAATTGGTATCAAATTTAGATGATGCAACGATGACCCAATTAGGTACTGCTGGAGATGGTATTGAATTAATATCTGCTTCAACTGATGATGATGGTTCTCCTGCCGGAACTGGTGCTCAAACGGTAACAGTTAAAGGTTTGGATACTTCTTTTAATATTAAAGAAGCTACCGTCACTATGAATGGTACTACTGTTGTTGAACAAGGTGATACTACTTGGACTTTTATCAATGAAGCATTTATAGCTTCTGTTGGTACTGGTCTTGAGTCTGCTGGTATTATCCAAGTACAGAATGATGCTAGTGCTAATGATATTGCTCAGATTGATCAGGGCAAATATAAAATGGCTAGTGCTTGGTGGAAAGTTCCTGCTGGACATACAGGTTATGTGTTTGGTTTTTGGGGTAATACTACTCCTACTGGAACGTCTGCTGGAGTTGCTACGTTTGCCTTACAAATGGCAAGACATGGCCTTCAAGGTTTAGCAACCAATGATGGTTCTCACGAGTGGGAAACCATTGCTGAAATGAATATTGGAGAACATGATAGTGATATAGCACAAATTGTAACTACGGATTCACCTGGAGTATTTGCATTTCCTGGAAATATTCCACTTGTTGTCCCTGCTAAGGCTATTGTACGATTAGCTGCAAAAGCTTATTCAGGCACAATAGGTTGTAACGGTGGATTTCATATCATAATTCAAGGTTCTGGTAGTGGTACTACCGTAACTTCGAGTTAACCTTTTGAGGGGTCTAAGGTAACACTTAGGCTCCTCATTTTTTTATATATTTTGTGGAGATACAATGACTGATACAAGTAGAACCGTAAGCGACTTAGTTACTAACTTGTTTCAAGACAGTCAGGCTGCTGGTTCTATTACTCCTCAGGACTTGCGTGACTTTATTGAAACTTGTCAAACAAAACAAGGCAGTATGTATATTTCTTCTGCTGGTAGCACTACAATTGCTGGAGCTGGAACGTATGTAGAAGGAACTGCTGGAACTTGGACTTTAAGCACAGCTCCTACTGCAAATGAGTTTGATGAAAATACAGATGGCAGACTAAGATATACAGGGACTCCTACAGTCAACTGTCTATTCTTAGCCTCAGCTTCCTTGGAAATTGATACTTCTGCTACAAGTAAAGAATTTGGATTAGCATTACACAAGAACGGTACTTTGATTACAGGTACTAAAATAGTAGGAATCGCTCCTGCTGTTACAGTTAACTCAGTTGATCTTGTTACGTTTGGCTATGCTTCTATGGCTACAAATGATTATGTTTCTATCTTTGTTGCTAATATAGATACTACAGATAATTTAACCGTTAGAAACGCTCAGGTTATGGGCATGAGTCTGGTAACTTAAAATGTCACACTTTACTACAGTTCCTGTCAATGAACTAGAAGCTGTTAATATGCTTTTAGCTGCCGTAGGAGAAGCAGCAGTTTCAAGTCTGGAAACAGCAACTACCGTAGATGTTACACAAGCTAAGAATTTACTATCTAATATCAATAGAGAAGTACAGCAGAAAGGCTGGCACTTTAATACTGAATGGGATGTAGTATTATCTCTTGATTCTGATAGTAGAATTCCACTTGGTACGACAGTTCTATCTATTTATTCTCCTACTAAGATGACTACAATCAGAGGAAGAGAAGGATCTCCTTTTCTTTATGATTTAGATAACAATACCTTTACTTGGACTGCCTCTGTCAACGATGCTGTTACAATTACATTACTGGATTTTGAAGATATACCTCAAACTGCTAGACAGTATATTACAACTAAGGCTGCCAGGATTTTCCAAGAAGAAATTATTGGACAAGTTTCAGCAGAAGCAGTAAATAGACAAGAAGAAGTAGAAGCCTATGCAGATTTACTAGATGATGAAGGAGAGCGTTCTGGATATAATGTCGGGTATGGTACAAGAGATATGTATAATACTACTAAGCTCTACAGGAAAACATGGTAAATGCCACTAATAACAGAACAAATAAGCAACTTAATTAATGGGGTTTCACAACAACCCCCTTCATTACGTTTAGCTTCTCAATGTGAAACTCAAGAAAATGGTCTAGTTACCATAGCAGAAGGATTAAAGAAACGCCCCCCTTTAGAATTTGTTGCTAAGTTAAGTAATAAAACTGATACTGATGCTCACATACATTTCATTAATCGTGATGAAGATGAACGATATATTGTCAGTATCACCTCAGACCAATTCAGTACCGATTTCAGCGATGATTTCTCAGGATCTGAAATGGAGGTATGGGATTTAGATGGGACATCTAAGAGCGTCTCAGGAGCTACAGGAGACGTATTAACTTATATCACTACAGTTGATGCTAGGGATAATCTTAAATTATTTACTGTAGCTGACTATACTTTTCTGTTAAACAAGACAACGGCTACTGCCAAGTTAACAACGACAGGAGACGCGAGAGATCCTGAAGGTATTGTATTTCTCAAACAGGCTTCTAACGCTACTGATTTTCTAGTTTATGTAGATGGTACTTTAAGATCTACTATTAATTCCAGTGCTAATGCTGCTACTCAAATAACAGATTGTTTTGATGAACTTGTTTCTTCTATTGGATCTACGTTTGATATCACCAAGTTTGGTAGTTCAAATGTTCACTTAACTAAAAAAGATGGTAGTGATTTTACACTTCATGTTCAAGCTCCAGAAGCAAATTGTATTGCTATTAAAGATAGTGTTGTAGATTTTACGGATCTTCCTGCTAGAACCAAGGATGGATTTATTGTTAAAATTACAGGAGATCCCAGTTCAGGGACTGATGATTACTGGATTAAACATAATAACCAAGCTGATGAAGATGTAGGTGAATGGGTAGAGACTGTAGAACCGGAACTAGCTAATAGTTTAGATCCTAGTACCATGCCTATTCAGTTTATCAGAACTTCTGAAGATCCTTGGGATGATGCTTTTTCTTCTGATTATGGAGAAACTGTATTCTCTCTATCTCAAATTACATGGACAGACAGAGCTGCTGGAGATGAAACTACAGCTCCAGACCCAACCTTTGTTACAGAAAAGCTGAATGATATATTCTTCCATAAGAACCGTTTAGGTTTCTTAGCAGGAGAAAATATTATACTCTCTGAATTAGGAGAGTTCTTTAATTTCTATAATACTACGGCTACTGATCTTTTAGATACCGATATGATTGACTTGGCCTCTCCAAGTAATCAGGTTAGTATCTTGAATCACGGTATAGCTTTCAATGAAGAACTCTAT